CCGCCGTCACCCGCGCCCGCGCGCGGCAAGGCCAAGACGGACGCGAGCCGCAGCGCGACGATCCGGCGCCTGCTAGACGAGGCGCGCGACGACGGAATAGTCCGTCGGGAGCTCGACCGGCGCGGCATCACGGCCGCGTCGCCCGTACTACGCGGGCACGCGCGCTGCCCCTATTTCGACGAGGCGGGCAAGCTGGTCGGCACCTTCCCCGCCGTGGTGGCGCCGGTCGTCGGACCCGATGGCGAGCTGCAGTCGGCGCAGCGCATCTACATCGGCGATCTGGACCCGCGAAAGAAAATCCTACCGCCGGTCACTACCATTCGCGGCGCCGCGGTCCGCCTCCACGACGCCGGCGACGAGCTCGGCGTCGCCGAGGGCGTCGAGACGGCGCTGGCGGCGCACGAACTCCTCCGGGGCGTGCCGACCTGGGCGGCCCTGTCGGCGAACGGCCTCGAGACATTCGAGCCGCCGCCCGGGCTGAGGCGCCTTCACGTTCTTGCCGACAACGACGCGAACTACGTCGGCCAATCCGCCGCCTACAACCTCGCCCGGCGCCTCGCCCGGGGCGGCCTGAGCGTCGAGGTTCACGTCCCGCTCAATCCGGATACCGACTGGGTCGACGTGCTCAACGAGCGGAGCGCCGAGGTATGAGGCCGAACGGCAACCGCCCTCCCGCCGGCGTGCCCTGGGTATGGCTGACGCGCGATCTATTGCGCAGCGACGCCTGGAGGACGGCGAGCATCAATGCCCGGCGCGCGATCGAATTCCTGCTGCTGGAACACATGGCGAAGGGCGGAAAGCACAACGGCAAGCTGAAGGCGCCCTACCGCCAGCTCGTCGCCTTCGGGGTCGGCTCGCGCTTGATCGCCGATCACCTTCGCGAAGCCGAGGAACTCGGCCTGATCGACTGCTTCAAGGGCGGCATGCGCGTCGCGACGCAGTACGCGATCGGGTGGCTGCCCCTGCACGACGGCACCCCGGCGGCCGACCGGTGGCGCGAATACCACAACCCGGAATTGGCCCCGATGCCCACCCGCCAACCGAAAAATCTGCCCGCAAAAGGAAGTGCAGATAAATCCGGAAATCTGCCCGCAAAAAGCAGTGCAGGGCTGCCCGCAGAAAGCAGTGCAGATGATCAAAATCTGCCCGCAAAAAGCAGTGCAGACACCCCCCTAAATCTGCCCGCAGAAAGCAGTGCGCTCTTAAGAAAAGTCTTACCAGGTGAAGCAGGTATCTCAGAAGAAACCGCCGCCGAAGGCGATGCCGCGGTGCTCCCCTTCCCCTGGAATGCAAGCCGGGGCGTCGCATGAAAGCGATCACCCCGAAAATGCAGTGCTTCATTACGGCGTTCATCGAGACGGGCGACCGAAAGCAGGCGCTCAAGCTCGCGGGCTATCGTGGCAACCCGAATGCGCTGCGCGTCCAACTCTGGCGGCTTATGCGAAAGCCGCACGTCCGCGCGGCGATGCAGCAACAGACGCTTGAAGCCCTGGAAAGCGACGGTCCGCTCGGCCGCGCGGTGCTGCGCGAGCTTGCCGAAAAAGCGGAAAGCGAGAGCGTGCGCCTGCGCGCTGCGGAAATTCTCCTCGATCGCGCCGTTGGTCCGGTGCCCGATCGGATCGACCACCTGCACCTTCACCGGCGCGGGCCTGATCTGTCGCCGGATGAAATCCGGCAGCGCGCGGCGGCACTTCGCCTTCGCCTGGGCATGGTCCCTGCCCTTGCCGCGCCGATCACGCTGGAAGCGAGCAAAGAACCGGAGGAAGCGGCCGATGCGGCATGAGCATGTGATTGGCAATCAGTTGGTAGCGGCGCGTTCGCATGGCGGAAATCCGCCACTTTCCGCCGCTGACCTGAAGGGAATTGCGCCGCCGGGTAGCGCATGGGTTGCGGCCAGCAAGGTTTCTGGGCCGGAAACATCCCCGCCAGGCGTGGCTGCGCCGGCCGCCCCTGACTCGCCTATGCGCGTTGAGGCGCCGACCGCCCCGATGCTGCCCCCGGCGCCAACGCGCACCACGGAGTCACCCGCACCCCATTCCGCCGGCATCGCCCCGGCACCGCACCCGATGATCGAGGCCGCTCACCTGGTGCTCGACATGCTGCTCTGCGACGCGGACACGGCGGCGGCGCTGGCCGACCCGAGACGCGCGGATTTCGCCGACACGCGGGCCGCGCTCTTGGACCAGTACCAGCTCGCGGCCGACTACTCGCCGGGCGAGGTCAGCCCCGCCGTGTTGATCGAACGCGACATTGACGCGACCGAGCGGCGCCTGACGTGCCTTCGCGCAATTCAAACACAGGAGAAATCCAAATGACGGCATCGATCGTCCCCGCGCCGGTGGCGGCGCCTGGCCCTGCACCGGCACCGGTGACGCCGGGCAACCCGCAGAGCGAGTTGAACAGCATGATGGCCAACCCTGCCGTGCTGGCCGCGCTTCAGGACGCCGGCCATCCGCAGTTTCGAGAGTTCAACGACAAGCGGACCGCGTTGTTCGCAGCGATCTATCCAGAGCCGGCCGGCGCCGAGGGCGCGGCGATCGAGCCGGGCGCGGCCGACGCCGGGCCGGTCGACTACGACAAGCTGCTGATCGCCTTCGAAAGCGGTCCGCCCGCCGCCGGCACGTCACCTGACGAGGCGATTGCGGCGGGCCAGCACAATCGGGCCGAGGTCGCGAAGGCGCTGGGCGAATTGGGCGTCACGGCCGAGGAGACGCAGCGCCTGGTGCGCGAGGTCGGCGGGATGCGGGGCATGGGCGTCACGCTGACGCCGGAACAGGCGGCCGAGCACATGCGCGGCATCTGGGGCGACCAGGCGGACGCGAACGTGGCGACGGCGCGGCGTGCGCTCGCCAGCCTGAACAACCCCGCCTTGAACGAATGGCTGATCGAGACCGGGCTGGGCAATTCGCCGGCCGTGGTGCTGACGCTGTACGAAGCCGGCAAGCGGAAGGGAATTTGACCATGGGCATCGTTCAAACGATCGGCAACGCGCTGATCCCGACCAAGGCGACGGTCAAGACGGCGGCGGCTTGGGACCAAGAAATCGCGACGTTGCAACAGAAGCGCGATGCAGCGGCGCTGCGCGTGACGAACAACACGGCCGCGCGTGATCTGGTGGCGCTCGACGCCGCGAGTGGGAATGCCGATGCGCAGGCGGAATTGGACCGGACGAGCGCCGACGCCTACGGGCTCCAGCTCGCAACCGACAACCTGGGCCGCGCCATCGCCACGGCGACACGCTTCCGAAACGAGGCGACTGCGCGCGAGGCGGCGGCGGCGCGCGACGCGATGGTGGCGCGGCACACGAAAACACTTCGCGATCGGGTCGAGGCGGCGCGCGATCTCGACGTTGCGCTGGGAAATGTGAAGCACCACCTGAACCGGCTTCTGGACGCCACACGGCGGGCCGACGGGAGCTTCAGCGCGGCGCTGGTCGGCGAGCGGCACGGCGACCAGGCGAGCATCGGGCGCCCGCTGAGTGCCGAGGCCGTCGCCGACGCGCTGGTCCGGCGCATCCATGCCCTAGGCTTCGCCGCGATCCTCGGCATTGACGCCGGCGATCTAGCGCGGCGCGTCGACGACCTGGCGGACGAAATCAGGACACAGAACCAGCGGGTCGAGCTGACGGCGGCAGGCAGGGCCCGCGTACTTCATCCCGAACCGCCGACAGCGGCGTAACCAGGCCCAAAGGAGGGGCAATTCCATGACCACATCAACGGCAGTAGGCAATTCGGCACTAGCTTTTTTCGGCGACGGCGGCACCGACATGGAGCGCGCCTTGCTTCGCTTCATCGCGACAGCGGCGTGGGAGGAACACGAGCGCGATCGTGGCGTTGACGCGGTGCAGCTCGCCGCGCGCGCCATCAACCTTGGCCAGGGCATAAGCACGGGGGTGCGCTTCCCCGACATGGTGTCGCGCCTGGTCGACGGCTGCTTGCGCGAGGCCGCGCTCGCGGCGCTGAAGTCGGCGTTCCGCGACGCGGGCTTGTCGTGATGGCGCCCGAGCTCGCCGCGTTCCTGGACCAGGTGAGCGTCCGGCTTCCCGGCGACGGAGGCGGCGCGCTCGCCGATCTGGAACTGGCGCTGGTGGTGCTCGTGTCCCTGGTGGCCTTCGCGGCGCAGGGGCACGAAACGAAACCGTTGCCCGAGGACGTGGCGACGCGGGCGCTCGATCTGACGGACAGAATTTCAAAACTGCTGCCCGATGCACGCGCGGTCGCGACGATCACGGCCAAGGGCGTCTATCGTCAGGTCGCGATCGACGCCATCGCCGCCGCGGTGCAGGGCCATCGGAACCGCCAGGCGGGGTACGTCGCATGACCGATCACGCGCAAGAACTCGCCGACCTTCAGGAGCTCGAAAAGCTCGAAACCGAAAACCGGCTGGCGCTGTACGAGCCCTATCCGAAGCAGGCCGAGTTCCACCGGCTGGGCGCGTACCATCGCGAGCGCCTGTTCCTGGCGGGCAACCAGCTCGGCAAGATCTGGGCGGGCGCGATGGAAACGGCCGCGCACTTGACGGGCCAGTACCCGAAGGGCTAGGAGGGCCGGCGCTTTCTCGGGCCGACGCGCGGCTGGGCCGCCTGCGACACGGCCGTCAACGTGCGCGACGCGGCGCAGCGGCTTCTGCTTGGTCGCGTCAACGAGTTTGGCACCGGCGCCATCCCGAAATCCGCGATCGTCGATTGGAAGATGCAGCGCGGCACGCCCGACGCCGTGGACACGGTGACGGTTCGCCACGCCAGCGGCGGGATATCGAGCCTTGGCTTCAAATCGTATGAGGCAGGCAGGCAAAAATTTCAGGGCGACACGCTCGAATTCGTGTGGCCCGACGAAGAGCCGCCGCCCGATGTCTATTCGGAAATGAAAGCGCGCATCACGGCGACGCGCGGGTGCATCTACATCACGGCCACGCCACTACTCGGCATGTCGGAAGTCGTGGGCAGCTTCTACCCGCACCCGGCCACGGCCGACGCGGCGTTCGTGCAAATGGAGATCGCCGACGCAAAGCACATTCCGCCCGAGGAGCGCGCTAAGATCATCGCCGGTTATCCGGCGCATGAGCGCGACGCCCGCGCGCGCGGAATACCGATGCTCGGCTCCGGCCGCGTGTTCCCGATCGCCGAGGAGACGATCGCGGTCGACGCCTTCCGCGTCCCGACGCAGTGGCTGCAGATCATCGCCTGCGATTTCGGGTGGTCGCATCCCTTCGCCGGGGTGCACCTGGCGATCGATGCCGACCGCGATTGCATCTACGTCACCAACGCCTATCGGCAATCCGAGGCGACGCCGACGATCCACGCCGCGACCTTGAACGGCTGGGGCCGTGGTGTTCCCGTCGCCTGGCCGCACGACGGCTTGCAGCACGACAAGGGCAGCGGCGTGCCGCTGGCCGCGTCCTATCGGCGCCTCGGCCTCAACATGCTTGAGGAGCACGCGCAATTCGAGGACGGCTCGACCGGCGTCGAAGCCGGCCTGATCGAGATGCTCTCGCGCATGGAAACCGGCCGCTTCAAGGTGTTCCGCCATCTCAGCGACTGGTGGGCGGAATTCCGCGTCTACCACCGCAAGGACGGCAAGCTGGTCAAGCTGCAAGACGATCTGATTTCCGCCACGCGCTACGGCGTGATGATGCGGCGCCACGCGCGGCCCGCGCCCGGCGCGACGCGGCGCCTGCAAATCGGCGCGATCGATGACCTGCATCCTGACGGCGAGTTCGCGACCTTCACCGAGCCCAGCCATGAGGGCGGCGTGTTCGCGCGCGATCCTGGGTTGGCGCACTTCGTCGACCCCGGACTTAATCCGCGAAATCCTTTTGACGCGATCGAGGAATGACCGTGGCGACGCCGAAGCTCAACCCGTTCGTGATCCAAGGGCGATGCCACTGCCTGCGGGCTGCGGTCGACACGCGCAAGCCTGGCGAGGCGCCGGCCAGCATCATCGCGCGGGCGAAGGAGTTTGAGCGGTTCGTGTTGCAGGTGGTTGCGGCAGATGCCAAGCCGAAAGTCTGATAGAGGCAAAGATGAACAACCTGGCCACTCTCTCTCAACGCGTTGCGGCGAAAATCCTAGCGGCGCCTCACTACATCGTCGACGCGCCGCCGGCTACTACGCATTGCCCTGTGGGTTCAACAAGAGCTTCCTGTGATGGTCCGCGCCCTTTCGACGCACCAAGCCGTCGTGAATGCGTGCCATGCGAAGCGCGACCAGCATCGCTGATGCATCGGGTGCGTTCTTTAATTGCTCGTATTTCGCCCGAAAATTGGCGATGACTTTGTCCTCATCGATTGCATTGGCTTCGATAAGAGTATCCAGAATGACGAGCGCGGTCGCCACGCCGGCAAGGTCTAGGCCAGCGAATGTGTCCTCAATCTCCTCATCAAGCATGCGGTGCCTCCCCTTGTTCCCGCGAGGGTAGCGGATGGCGGGCCAGGGGTGGAGTCGGCATCGCGCGCAGAGAAAGGCCCCGCCGAGAGGGCGGGGCCAAGAGCCACTACCTCACCGCCTCTCTATCTACTAATTCACGGAGAAAGCGAGCAGCGCGCGCGTAGCTCCCAAAGTGCCGATTGTCGCGATAGGATTTGAGGTCATCCATTTGTCGCATCAGCATGCTTGGCATGATGTCCGAGCAATTCCAGAGCAGGCCGCATACTGCCCGGAGCGACATAGCGCGACCCCGAACTTCAATGTTCGGTTCTGGCTCACCTTCTTCCCAGGCTTCGTACGCGTCGATGGCTTCGCCGAACGCATCCCTGAGATCGCCGGGCGCGTGGCCACCAAGATGAGGTTTGAAGTAGGAATATCGGAGGATCGATGTTTGGTTCATTTCAAAGCTCCACAGTGACAATACTTCGTCACCGGCACCACGCCAGCGACGATCTTTGTCATGTCTTGCCTTGCCATGCCCGACGGCCGGATTGAGCGTTCGACGAGCGCTAAACCGTCCTACGAACCGAAGTTCGCGAGAAGATGCTACAGCAGCGGATGGCGGAAGAAAAGTGGACGGGCAGTCTCTGCGCCAAGGCTTCGACGCCACAAACTTAATTGCCCCTATAGGTAGCGGCTTTTCGCCAAGCCGAGATGGCGCTCGATTCGGTTCGGTCCTTTACTTCGAGCGACTGGCCCATGTAGTCGCCTCGCGCAATCCACACACTTTTCGACTTCTGATAGACTGAGATGATCTGCGGGCGGCCCCATACGCTGACGGTAAATTCACGCTCTCCATCCTGTATGCGCATTGCCGCCTCCGAGGTTGAACCCAGAATGGTTGCCTACGAAACATGTACAAATTGGCAGTCGGGGCAGGAGTCGGCAAGCGATGAAAACCGTTTCGGCTGCCATCATTCTTGCGGCCGCGTTGATCTCGGTTGCGATCTGGTACGGTCCTCGGGAGCGTGTGATCGCGTTCCCGAACGGAGTTTACTTGGTCAAAGATCGATGGACGGACGAGGCCTGGACTTGCCGCGCCGATATCTCTTCCCTTCCTGCAAAGGTCAAATGCACTGAGCTTGAATAGTGGCGATCTATGCTGGCGGGCATCACCCGCCCCCCCGCCCTTGACGCTCCACACCCTCCCGCGCTCAGCTAGCACCGCTCCTCCAACCTGCAACCAGGCGCCCGGCCCCGCCGGCGCGCGGGAGGAGCCATGCGACGAAACGAGGGCAAGGCCGGCACGCTCGGAAGCGTGCTGCGGCAGAATTCGATCCGTCGCCTGTTTTGCTG